AAAGGACAAATTTTCGGCCAGATACTGGTCCTGCAAGGCTTGGTGAGGTGGTTTTCATGGCGGATAAGAGTCTTCACGAGCTCGAAATTGAGTTCACGCAATGGAAAACACAGCAGACCCATATCGTCCAGCGGGTGGATCAGCTCCACACCGACATGTCTGAGGTCAAAAAAGCCGTTTTTCAGGCCAAATGGATGCTTGTGGGCGCGCTTGTGGTCATGGGATTGATGAACAGCGACACGTTTGTCGAATTTTTAGTGGGCTTTGGAACCCGATGAGGCTGGCGTTCTTCGACACTCCCAGAGAGCGGGCCATTGTCGAGGAGCTTTTGGCTTGGTCCGAGCAGGTTTTGGAGGTTCCTTCCGAGCATTTTAACGGGCTGCCCCCATGCCCGTATGCAAAAACGGCGTGGGCCGAGGGCCGCGTTTCGATTCTTTTCAAGTATGAACACAACTACCAGTGCCTTTGGTCGACGCTTTCGCAGTTTGACGACGCGTTTGATCTTGTTGTGATTGTGGATCTTGTCGAGGATCGCGATCCGGAGGTTTTTCACGAGTATTTAGACGGGGTGAACGAGGCGATCGCCAAGGGCGTTTTTATTGACAAGGACGTCTGGGTTATGGGGTTTCACCCCGGGGATGATCCGAACGACTTTGTGGCGGATGCGGATTTTGAGGCGATCACCGACGACGTATATGCGTTGATCTTTGTCCAGCGCTTGAGCAAACTCCACGTCGCCGCAGACAAGCTGAAGAAAAAGGGCTATTATGCGGCTTACGACGACCTCTACGACACCGACAGCATTTACGCGCGTCGGGAGCAACTCTACAGGAGACTGAAGAATGGCGATGAAACCTCGTAAGAAGACGACCCAAGGAATGCGCGGCAATTCGAATACCCAAGAAATGCGCGGCAATTCGAATACCCAAGAAATGCGCGGCAATTCGAATAAGGCTGAAGAAGAGATGGGCGGTCGCACGCGCGGCTCCGGCGCGGTCAAGAGGATGCGCGGCGGCGGCACGGTTATGAAGATGAAAAAGGGCGGCAAGGTCAGGAAGTCGTAATATGGCGAAGACCGGTCTTTACGCCAACATCAACGCCAAGCGGAAGCGCATTGCCGAGGGTTCCGGCGAAAAGATGCGCAAGCCGGGCACCAAGGGCGCTCCTACGGCCAAGGCCTTTAAGGAAAGCGCCAAAACGGCCAAGAAACGAGGCAGGTCGACATGACCACGTCGGGTACAAAGACCTTTGAGCTGGATGTCACGGAGTACATCGAAGAGGCTTTCGAGCGTTGCGGCTTAGAAGCTCGGACGGGCTATGACATCCGCACGGCAAAAAGGTCTTTGAACCTCCTTTTGGCGGATTGGGCCAACCGCGGCTTGAATCGCTGGACGATCGACCAGACTACGGTGACGGTGACACAAGGGACGCGCGACTACGCTTTGGATCCGGATACGATCGACATTTTGTCGGTCGTTGTTCGGCGCGATGGCGTTGATTACGGAATCGAGCGGATCAGCCGGGATGATTACTTGAACATCCCAACTAAGACGACGCAGTCTCGGGTGTCTCAATTCTACGTGGACCGTCAAATCACGCCTGTTTTGAAGGTTTGGCCTGCCCCGGACAACAGCACGGACGTTCTGATCTTTGATCGGCTTGTTCGCATGGACGACGCGTCGGCCGCGACCAACACGTTGCAGATGCCGTTCCGGTTTTACCCGGCGTTGGCTGCCGGGCTGGCTTATTACGTCTCGCTCAAGCGCGCTCCGCAGCGCACGCAGCTTTTGAAGGCGGTTTACGAGGAGGAGCTTGACCGAGCCATGTCCGAGGACCGCGATCGGGCGTCGTTGCAGATCGTTCCGTATGTGGGGTATCGGTAGTGGCCAAGTTTGCGTCTGGAAAGTACGCGTACGGCATATCTGACCGCTCGGGGCAGCGCTACAAGCTGAATGCGCTTCGCAAAGAGTGGACTGGGATGCTTGTGGGCCCGGACGAGTTTGAAACGAAGCATCCGCAGCTTGAGCCGCGGCGCAAGGTCATTGATCCGGAGGCGTTGAAAGACGCGCGGCCGGACGTTGTGGCTGAGATGACGGTTTTTGTGGGGATTCCGCTTGTGGAAGCTCCGGCACTGCTGCCCCCGACGGCTTTTGGCCAAGTGGGAAGCGTTCAAGTCAATACAACGTGAGGCGCTTCCATGACGATGACGTATGGGCAGCTCAAGCAGGCGATTCAGGACTACACGCAATACTCTGAAACGGGTTTTGTGAACAATCTTCCATTGTTCATTCGCCTGTCAGAAGAGCGGATCCTGAAGAACGTTCAACTCAGCTTGTTCCGCAAGAACGCCACGGCAAGTGCGTCGAGTGGCAACAAGTATCTGGCCTGTCCGTCAGACTTTCTTGCCCCGTATTCGTTGAGCTACGAGGTGAGCGGGGACAAGGTTTTCCTTGAGTTCAAAGACGTCAACTTTGTCCAGACGTACACACCGGACGGTGCGGATGCCGGGTTGCCGAAGTATTACGCCCAGTTTGACGTCAACAATTTCATCTTGGGGCCCGCGCCGGACGCCGCGTACGTGATGGAGCTGCACTACCTGTACCGGCCCGAGTCTTTGACGGCCGGGGCGGATAGTGGCGTAACGTGGCTGAGCGACAACGCCGAAATGGCGCTCCTGTACGGCGCCTTGATCGAGGCGAACGTCTATTTGAAGGGCGAAGCGGACGTGATGCAGAATTACGAAAAACGCTTCATGGAGGCTTTGACAGGCATTAAGCTGTTGGGCGAGGCCAAAGAAACCACCGACGAATATCGCGTCGGTCAACTTATCCGGGCGAAGCAATAATGTTTGAGATGAAAATCGACCTCCCCCAAGATTTTTCGGTCGGTGTCAGGACCACCGAAAAGCGCGGGTTTACCCCCGAGGAGCTCGCGCAGCAGTGCGCCGAAAAGATTGTGGGCGTGTCGATGACGGCGCATCCCGCAATACGGGACCAAGCGGTGGCTTTTCAGAAGCAGGTCGCTCGGCTCGTTGAGCTGTACTTAAAACAGGCAGTTCAAAGCGACCGCACAACCGTGTACAATGCACTTATGGATGCGGGAAACCCTCAACTCGCCGACCTCATCAGGAGACTCTGACATGGCTTTCACCGGGAACTTCATGTGCACGTCGTTCAAGAAAGAACTTATGACGGCTACGCACGACTTCACCGCCAGCACTGGAAACACCTTCAAGCTCGCGCTTTATACCAATAGCGCCAGTTTCACGGCTGCCACGACGGCGTACACCTCCAGCAACGAGGTGGGCAATTCTGGCACATACTCCGCGGGCGGCGGCACGTTGACCAACGTCACGCCGACGACGAGCGGAACGACCGCGTTCACCGATTTTGCTGACCTGACGTTTACGTCGGCAACGATCACGGCGCGTGGGGCGTTGATCTACAACGACACGGCCGCGGGCGATCCGGCCGTCGTTGTTTTGGATTTCGGCTCGGACAAAAGCTCGTCTTCTGGCGACTTTCAGATCGTTTTTCCTACGGCAGATGCCAGCAACGCGATTATCCGCATTGCGTAAGGAGAACCGCCAATGGTCACGCTTGTAAATCGCGCACGTATGAATACCGCCACTACCGGTACGGGCACCATCACTCTGGGCTCGGCCGAAACAGGCTATCAATCGTTCGCTGATGCAGGCGTGACCGACGGGCAGACGGTCCGTTATGTGATCGAAGACGGAAACAACTGGGAAGTCGGGGCCGGAGTCTACACGGCTTCGGGCACGACGTTGTCCAGAACACCATCAGAAAGCTCTAGCAGCGGGTCGGCTATTTCGCTGTCTGGATCAGCTACGGTATTTGTTACTGCTGCTGCGGAAGACATCTACCAAGGCCCACCGGGCGACGTTTTCTACGAAAACTCGACAACCGTGTCGGCGGATTATACAATCACGTCAGGCAAGAACGCTGTATCGGCGGGCCCGATCACGATTGCCAGCGGTGTCACTGTAACGGTGCCTTCTGGCTCCAGATGGGCGGTGGTCTAAATGACGACGATCAAGGTAAACACGATCACGAACGCTGCCGGTACCGGAGCTCCGAACATTCCGGATGGCATCCTGATTAAAGGTGCGACGTTGGCTAACACCAACACGCTGGGCTATTATGTTCAGGGCACCGAGCCCAGCTCCCCGAACGATGCTGCCGTGTGGTATGACACCGCGACCGACCAGTTTAAGATGTACGTCGGCGGTGCTTGGGTTGAGGTGAGTTATACGAACAGGCCTGTTTATTGGTACGGGGACAGGGCTGTGTTTTCCCTCTACCAAAATATGGAATATGTCAGCATCCCGACAACGGGAAACGCTTCTAGTTTTGGCAATCTCTTGACGGACAAGTCTGGGGGCGGGTGCAGTAATGGGGCCCGCGGGGTATTTTTTGGCGGGGATATATTCGGAACACAACAAAACACTATTCAATATATAACTATTTCTACGGCGGCCAACGCTGTTGATTTTGGAGATTTGACAACGGCGACTTCCGCTCCCGCGGCGTGTTCTAATGGTTCTCGCGGGGTATCTCTAGGCGGTAGCGTTGGCGGGGCTACGCGCACGAACATTATTTCGTATGTGGCAATTTCCACAACGGGCAACGCTGTTGATTTTGGCGATCTTCTTTCCGCTACAGGTGATCTGGCCGCGTGGTCCAATGAAACTCGCGGGGTTTCTGGGGGCGGACGTGGCCCGGGTACCACTAATGTTATCAGCTACATTACAATAGCAACCACGGGGAATGCTACCGACTTTGGCGACCTTACGGTAGCCCGGTATAGCTTGGCCTCTGCTGGCGACACGACGTATTCTTTGTGGGCCGGAGGCTATGACGACACCGATGTGACCAATGTAATAGATTACGTCACGACCGCGACTACGGGTAACGCCGTTGATTTCGGGGACTTAACTTTGGCAAGAAACTATGTTGTGGGGGCGAGTAATGCTACAAGGGCCGTTTTTGCGGGCGGCTTCAATTCTGGGGCGGGCGGAACTCAAAACGTAATAGATTACGTCACGGTTGCTACACCCGGAAATGCCACCGACTTTGGCGATCTTACGGTGACAGTACAAGCCAATGGCGCATGTTCAGGAGACTAACACATGAGCACCTTTGACGCTGCAAATATCGAGAACACGTCTGGCGGTGCTCCTAACTTCAGCCAAGGGCTGACTGTCGGCGGTACGAGCATCACGTCTCTTATCAATATGACGGAGTTCTACGACCAAGCCTCTGAGCCTTCCAGCCCCGCCAATGGTGCAGTCTGGTGGGATGGCACGGACATGTACCAGTACATGAACAGTGCTTGGAGGATTGTTAGTATTACTCCTCCGCCTAAGTGGTATGGTGAGCGTGGTGTTTATGGAGGGGGTACGACTAACGGCTCCGGTTCTTTTAACATAATGGAATACATCACAATCTCTACTACAGGTAACGCCACTGACTTTGGAGACCTTACCGTGTCAAGGTTCGGACTAACGGGCGTGTCTGATGGTTCCATTGGTTTGTTTGCTGGGGGTGAGGCAAGTTTTTCTGTTAGAAACACCATCGATTATATTACGGTGGCAACTACCGGAAATGCAACAGACCACGGCGACCTTACCGCTTCTCGCTCTTATTTAGGGGGCTGCTCCAACGGCTCTAATGGCTTTTTTGGTGGTGGTGCAACAGCAGGGGGAGGCGGTTTTCCAACCAACACTATCGACACTGTAGCTATTGCCACTCCCGGCAACGCCACTGACTTCGGTGATTTAACCACTGCTCGTTATTATGTGGCCTCGTTCTCTGACGGCAGTCGTGGAGTTTGGGCAGGTGGAACTGGTTCAAATGTTATTGACTACGTTTCTCTGGCGTCTGCTGCCAACGCAGTAGATTTTGGAGACACGTTAGGTACGGCAGCGGTAAACGGCGGATGTTCAAGTGAAACAAGAGGTCTGTGGATAGCAGGAAACAGCTCTATCCAGTATGTCACGATAGCCACCCCGGGCAATGCGACATCTTTCGGCAGCTTGAATGGAAACAACCGTGGAAACGGAGGCGTGGCGGGGGTGTCAAATACTGTACGAGCGGTGTTTGCGGGGGAACAATTCAACACTTCTACGGTAGAGGTCGATTACGTTACCATCGACACTCCCGGTAACGCCACGGATTTTGGTGATTTGACTCAGAACCGTTACTTAATGGCAGGTTTGTCGGGGGACTAAAACATGAGCACACTTGAAGTAGACTCCCTAACGAACGGAACCTCCGAGGTCAACTTCCCCGCAGATCTTGCTATCGGCAACGGGGTCGTAATCCGTGAATACTACGACCAGACCACTGCTCCCACTTCTGCGGGGGCTGGTGCGATCTGGTGGAATACTAGCACCTCGGAGCTGAAGGTGTACTTGAACAGTGAGTGGTACACGATCACGCAGGACTCCCCAAAAATTTGGTATGGAACTCGCGGATTGTTTGCGGGGGGTATTGATGGTGTCGGCACCACCAACGTCGTGGAGTACGTAACTATTGCAACTCCGGGAAACGCTACGGATTTTGGGGACTTGAACACCGCTGCCAGCGCTATGGGGGGATGCTCTAACGGAACCACGGGGTTGTTTGCGGGCGGCTTTGATTCGGGGTCTGCAAACATAAACGAGATCCAAGCTGTCACGGTTGCGACACTTGGAAATGCCGTGGATTTCGGAGACCTTACTGTTGCCCGGTCCGGGCTTTCCGCCTGTTCCAACGGGCAGTATGCGCTGTTTGGCGGGGGATACGTAGCCGCGGCTTCTAACGTCATAGATTATGTTATTGTCTCGGTTCCGGGAAACGCCACCGACTTTGGCGATTTGACGGCGGCTCGGTCGGGGCTTGGCGCCTGTGCAAACAGTTCTTTTGCTTTGTTCGGGGGCGGGTACACGACGGTTTATGTCGACGTCATAGATTACGTCACGTTTGGCAGCCCGGGGAATGCCGTGGACTTTGGAGACTTGACTGTAGCTCGGGGCACTGGAGTGGCAAGCTGCTCTAGCGACACTCGCGGTCTTTTTGCGGGTGGGGCTGTAACGGGGGGAACAGCTTCGGACGTAATCGACTATGTGACGATTGCGACGACTGGAAACGCCACTGATTTCGGCGATCTAACTGTAGCCCGCAACAGAATATCGGGGTGCGCCGATGGCACATATGCCGTGTTCGCCGGAGGGTTTCCCTCCGCCACACTTTCCAATGTAATCGACTATGTGACGATTGCGACGACTGGAAATGCCACTGATTTTGGTGACTTGACTGCGGCGACACGCGACGTGGCAAGCTGCTCCGGACAATAAGAACAGGTAAAACATGACCGCACTCACGACCACAGACGAAATAACCTTCAGCCTTCCGGCGGTATCTGCGGACAGGATTAACGCCGCTGCCGTGGCCAAGGTAAACCAATACCTGCCCGAGCTGGAGCAGAAGACCCGCGCGTTTGACCGCAACAACAGCCAACACACGTTGTCGCTGATGACCCTGACCATGCTGAACGGGCAGTCGCCTTACCGCATGATGCGTCAGGTCATGGCAGAGGTTGAGAAGCGTAAGATGGCGCTGGCTGAAGCGCAGGTGAGCCACGCCAAGACGGTCAAGGAAATCCAAGACCTAGAAGGCAGCATCGGCCCTGTCGAACAGGCAGAGCTGCGGCAGAAGCGGTTCAGCCTCGGCATGCTGGAGTCCAAGATCAACGGCTCGTTCAAGGACATCGCTACGTTGATCGACGCCTACGAAAACATCAAGGCGAAAAACGGTATTGAGGATTGGGACGAGGAAGCCTACGAGCGCGAGGAGAAGCGCCACCACGTCCGTCGCGGTTTCGAGCTGATGTACCGCAACCTGCTGGATGGCGGCCGCGCGCAGACCGCCACGATTGAGTACCTGCAACAGTACGGCGTACACCCGCAGGTGGCGCTGACTGAGGTCAGCGGGTATGTGCAGCACACCGCCCAGCGCATTGCCCAGAAAGACCTACCGCACTCGAACGACCTCGAAGATTTCCTCGACCTCATGGCCGACAAATATTGCGCCAATGTGGACAAGACAGCGGAACGTCTTTTTGGTAAAACTGAGTTCACGAACCCGGAGTACATGCTTCGACTGGAGGCCGCAAAATGATTATCGAATACATGCTCGTCCGCGAAGCTGGCAAAAAACTTGCTCCTTCGTGGGTGGAAGACGGGGGTTACTTCATGGACCCCGACGACAAGACGCTGGTGGGATGGTCGCCTGATCTGGCGGACCGCGACTACTATGTCCCGGACACGGTGATTGAGCTGAGCCGCGCGGGCTTGATCGCTCGCGTCATGGGAATTCACAGCCGCTACCCGATGCAGAAACCGGACGATAATGGTAACATGGTCCCCGCGACCGACGCCGATATTGAGGCTATGGTTAACGCTTGGTGCGACGCCCACGGGGAATAAAAAATGCTGGCCTTCGCGGCGCTTGCCTCCACACCTCTTGCGGATGACTTAGCGCGCGAAGACGTAGCAGTTTCCGTCACGGGCGTTTTTGCGACGGGTCAGGTCGGAACTGCGGCTGTTGTTGGTGACGCGGTTGTTTCCGTCACGGGCGTTTTTGCGACGGGTCAGGTCGGAACTGCGGCTGTTGTTGGTGACGCGGTTGTTTCCGTCACGGGCGTTTTTGCGACGGGGCAGGTCGGAACTGCGGCTGTTGTTGGTGACGCGGTTGTTCCGGCCACAGGGCTG